GGCCCCGTCATCCCTTCACAGGGATGACCACCATCCAAGCTTGATGCCGACGTGCTTGGGACGTCCTGTACGTTCCAAGTGCTTCTCATCTTGTCCCACGGATGGCAACCATGGGGAAGGTTCGCTCTCGCGAACCAGACCTGAGCGGTAGCAGGGGACTAAATCGAGATGACTCTCGACACCCCTTATCTTACTACTATGCTCAAGTCTGAGCAAGCACTTAAGCAAGGCACCAGTGCCCCCGAGCTCATCACTCGGGGCTTTGGCCTTCACAACATAACCCTTAACCAAAGGGCTATGAAGGCTTGGGTGCATTCTATCGGTTTGATACCCGAGGAATGAAACCCTGCCTAGCACGGGACTAGTTGGCAGAACATACGGGAAGTGTTGAAACACTCCCTTAAGTTCCTTATCCAACCAACGGCAAGTTTTCCAATAACCACTCATATAGAGTTGGTTTCGGAGACTCACTGTTGAGATGATCCCGTCAACGTCAGCCATCGTGGAAGGTAACGCTTGCCGGACCCTGACGAGAGATACGTCAGTTCCATTAAAGTATTCCTTCCCACAAGACTCCCGGAACTTTCCGTTCCAGAAGGACTTGTCTAGGCCCACTCGAGCACCAAAGTGCTCCAGGGTTCTAACGATGGACGACACGTGTTCTACAGGGACAATCAAATCGTCCCCGTAGACGCGCACCGACCCCACAAGGAGTTCAATATCCTTGCGGGAAAGTGATGCGTTGAGCGATCTCTCGATCCCGAGGAGAATCAAGGTCAAGAAGACCATGGCCTCCACGGGAAAGCAGAGTGCTGAACCCATCGACGCGTATTTGGCCAAAGGAATTACCCCATGGCCTCTTACGAAGGCCCGCCTAGATCTGGTTGCATCAAGCGCCCCTGCCAAATGGGGCCATTGACGAACCATTTCCATGACGAGCTTATTGGAGACACGATCGGATGCTTCACTCAAATCGAGTGTAGCGGTTCTACAGTCAAAAGAACCTTGACGTGCCAACTCCTGATTAGGGATTTGGTCGTCAAAACCGATCAACTTTGGAAGGAGGTTATCCCTTCCAAAAGCCGTTAGGAAACAGCCAAGAAGAGCTTGCTGCATGAACATCATGCAGGTAGGCTCCATGGCAATTATCCTTGGCGTCTTCAACGTCTTAGGTACGGAAACAACCTTTACAGGTGTCTCCATATCGGGTTCGAGGATGGATATCTTATCCAACTCTTCATAGAAGTGAAGATTTGGAATAAGATGCTCGTAAGAGGGAAAGACCTCTTCGAGCCGCCGGGTCCAGGTATCCTGACGATACTTACCGTTTCCGGTAAGCCCATCGGCAGTCTTTCCTGGGCCATGTTTCGGAAGAACTTGTCCATAATAGACATCTCTGTCCATTTGGGTGAAGACCTCCGAAAACAGCAGACTAGACACACGACGGAAATCACTGAAATCTTTCTCAGTGAAATCAATGTCAGTCTGGCGAACATCCTGCTCACACTCGATGTACTTCTGCATAGCCTTGCGCTCCCTGTAGGGGGTACAAGGAAGCTCAAGCTTGCCAAACATCAACGTAAGTTGACGAATGGCAATTATTGACTCTATGCATGGTTGAGCAACGCACCACTAGTCCGGTCGAAAACACGGGAGAAGAAACCTCCTAGAAATAGGGGGAGACTTCCTCTTCCACGATTAAAGGAAGAGTTGATCCCGACCTGACCTTGATCCAACCATTTCTGGAAGGATTTACCAAGATCAGGTAAGGTTATCGTTAAAAACGATAACCCCTCATTTTCGACTCGCCTATTGACAGTATTAATGTCAATAGTGGCGCTAGTGTGGCAATAGCTAGCCGATTCCTCAGCTAGCTGGGACCAGAGTGACATCAGGCTTTTCATTAGCCCTCCTCATAGAGGTAACTAATCCATAGCCTATGACACTAACTTCTACCCGAGATGCGGATTTATCACCCGCACCAATCCCAATGGGATTCTTCATCGGGTAGAGACCACTGGGATGCCGAAGCATACCAGAGAGAAGTGTCCCACCCCATCGGGTGGGACAGTCAACTGAAGAGGAACGCCGACGACTTAAACCAGGACTAAAAGATCGTCCTGGCAGCGTGGGCTACCACTTCATCGATTGACACATGCAGAATGTCAAATACGACTACTACCAAAAGGAGAACTTTGTAATTCACCTTGAGGTAGAGAGTCATACCGTCATCCTGCACGTCTCCTCTCTGATCCGGGGGAACAACATAGTAGGACATAAGCTTCCCTTTCGGGGAGCTATGTACCGTCCCGTGTTGTTCCTCAGACCCACTACGAC